CACCAGTAATGGTGGCTCCTGAAATTGTTCCTGTTGCATTAATATTGTTAGCATTAATATCCCCAGTAATAGTGACACCAGAGCCAACAAATTCATCAACGATCAGATAATCAAAATAACCACTGACAGCATCAATGCCACGGGTGACGGTTAAGTCAACGACCGTACCGCTTTCAATGCCGACATTATCACCAGTGATTGTGGTGCCGGAAGCATAGTCAAAATAACCGCTAGTAAAGTCACTTACCGTACCAGTGGCAATAGTGAAGTTCCCTGAGGTTACCTCAAGATAATCTCCAAGTAAATTCTGAGCATCTACTTGGTTGGTAGTAATATTTCCTGTTACTGAAACATTATTACCGATAAATAAATTTGAGTTTATTTCTACGTTTGATTCAAATACACTAGTGCCTGATACCGTTAAATTTCCACGTAAATTCTGATCGCCATAAATTGAAGCATAACCAGTGACAAGAACATTACCTACGGTAAAAGGATCAGTCTCTCCTTGGTTAATGTAGTATTGGTCAAGATAGACCCGAAGACCACTAAAATTTAATTTCTTATTACGTAGAGCAGGATCAATCTCAAAAACTGAGACAAGCGTTACTAGGTCTTGATCGACAATATCAGCCGGGAGAATAGCCGGGAATTGTGTAATTTTCCTATTTGCCACCCTACTTTAAGCCAAGTCTTATACTTAATTATAAGCTGGCTTATTTATCTTTAATTTCAATCCTTGGTAAAATGTCTGTTGCTACTGTCCAGATACCTTGAATTCCTAGTACACACCCTGTTGTGATAGCAAAAACAATAATAATTTCAGCTAAAGTAAGGTTTCGTTTTACATAAACAATCTGAGGTTCAGCTACTGGTTGAGCAAAAGCTTGTGGAACAGGAACTGAGGCAGGAGCTGGTTGTGGTACTGGAGGTTGAATAAACTGTTGTTGAGGTTCACCAGTAGCTTGTCGTTGTGTTACTTGTGCAATTGCATCTTGTAGCGCCTGCTCTCGCATTGCTTGAAAATCTGGTCTATTAAAAACAACACCAGGTTGTTGCGCTGGTTGTGGTTCAGGTGCAGCTGCTTGGTTGAATTCAGCTGGGTTTTGATATCTCGGACCTTCAGGATTTTCGTAGTAATTCCCAGGGGGTTGACTTGCAGGTACTTGCTCTTCCACAGATAAAGTTGTATCTTTGTATGAGTGTAACATTAATCAAGAATGTCTGAGGCAAATAAAGAACTGTTAGCAATTGCTTCCGAACTAAAAGGAATCAGGAATATTCTTGCTTCTATTTGGCACTCTCGTTACTCAAACGATGAAACAGACCAAGTAAGCCCTGAGATCTATGCAGAAGAATACATCTCAACTGAAGAGTGTGCTAGGAGGCTTGGCGTTACAGATCAAACAATACGTAATTGGATTTTACAAGGAAAGAAAAAACAAGTAGATCCTCGCTTTAAAGGTTGGGTTCAAGGTGTACATTACATTGTGATTCCAGTAGGAACTAAAAAAGAAATGGTTCGTATTCCATGGAACCAATTAATTTTAAGTTATTCAAAGGGGCCAGAAGCAAGCTTAAGAACATTTGATAATGATCGCGGTACAAATCTTTACGAAAACAAACGTGATTTTTTTGAAACCTTACAAAAAGAAAAAGGATAAATAATATGAAACATCGTTTTGACAATATCCTGATTGATCTATTGACAATAGATAATTACGAGGAGTATCTACCTAGTAGCTTAAGTCTTCAAGTAGCTCCTTTCCTCCCTCCCACTGGATCATTTGATAATGCTACTCTCCGTCGTTACATCCAAATGATTCGTGATTTTGAAATTGAAGATCCAAATAGCAATATGACATTAGCCAATCGTTTGAGATTGGCTTTTTCAGATATGAAACCAGAAACAATCTGTAGTCGCTTTCCTAATGCTGATTTGCCTTTGAAACGTAGGTTGCGTTGTGTTGCTGAGTATCTTATCAGAGCTGGTGAATTATCTAAAATGCGTGACGATAATGGTAAGCTAATAAAAAAACGGGGTGTGTTAGGCAAAATGGTTGTTATTTATGAGCCATTGCCTAAGATGATTACTGTTTTAAACCGTCAGAAACTATTGAACCATGAGTAGACGAGAAGACTTGTTAGCATCAGTCATTGGCAAAGACATGGATCCAACCAGTGCCAAGTATGCAGACGCAACAATTAAGTTGTTACTCGGTGACATGGGCGAACAATCCGTTAAATTCTGGGAGACTGAAGGCCCTGGAGTTATGTGCTTTCAGCCAAATAATAGCGAAAGGTCAATGTTTTGGCTTACCCTAAAAGAGCTACATAATGCAGAGGAAAACTCAGATGGTGAACTCAAAGAAACGTTTAAAAGCATCCTTGAAGCAGCTCAAAAAATTGACCCTACAGCTGGCGCAGGATACATTATCAACGATCACCAAGGGATGCGCTATTTTGCAATCGACTATAACCAGGCATCAGAATGACCGTCCGTAGAGGAGACAACCGTCGCGTAGAAGGTTATGAGTGGATCTCCAATAGAGACCTTATTGACAGTGCTCATCTTCTTATGGGCAACATCGATCTGGATCCTGCTAGCTCAGAGTTTGCTAATGGTTACGTAGGAGCTGATCACTTCTTTACTGCTAAGGATGACCCGATTAATGAAGCCGAGTGGTTTGGTAAGGTCTATTGCTTTCATCCACCGGCTTGTCTTTACTACAACAAACGTGAAGCACGGTGGATTCCAACCAGGGGTCTGTCCCCTACCTTGACTTCAGGCTCGGCCATCTGGTGGAAAACTTTAAAGCAACAATGGCTTAAAGGGAATGTTGAACAGGCAATTTATTTTACAAATTATATCGATCTTGTGATGTACTCGCAGGACATCTTCGACCATCCAGTGTGTCTGTTGAAGTCTCGTCCCAAGCTTATAAGGCATTACTTTGGTGCGGAAGAAACCGATTCACGTACCACAGGTGCTAGTGCAGTCATTTACCTTCAACCTAAAGATAATATTGAGAAAGCTACTGAAGATTTTTGCTCTATTTACGGCGAAAAAGGGAGGATCTTGCTCTAGACTTGGAGCACTTAAATGGAAAGCATGTCAGTTTTAAGCGATAAGCAGATCAAAGGGTTTGCAGAAGAAGGTATGATTGAACCCTTCCAGGATAAACTGATAAGTAATGAAGATAATAGAGCAATTTTAAGTTATGGTCTTTCGAGTTATGGGTATGATATTCGGTTGTCTCCTAGTCAGTGCCTTCTGTTTGGCGGTGTCCAACACGGTGTATGTGACGCTAAAAACTTTGATCCTGAAATCTTAAAAGAGACTGAACTACACGAAGATGAAAAAGGAAAATACTTTATCATTCCGCCATATGGTTATTGCCTCGGCGTTGCTATGGAGCGTCTTTGTCTTCCCAGGGACGTTACAGTTGTTGCGGTTGGTAAGAGTACGTATGCACGTTCAGGCATCCTCGTCAACATTACTCCGGCAGAAGCAGGCTGGGAGGGTCATCTAACTCTGGAGATCAGTAACTGCACCAGCTTGTTCAATAAAATCTATGCCAATGAGGGCATCTGCCAACTCTTGTTTTATCAAGGTGAACCCTGTGAGGTGTCCTATCTGGAACGCAAAGGTAAGTACAATAAGCAACCTTATAAAGTTGTTTTGTCCAAGGTGTGATTAGAATACTAAGCAGGCTTTAGTAATAGAGCTTACTGGTTGCTGGCTGTGGTTTATCTGCATAGTTTGTTGAACCAGCCCTGCCAAACTGATCTCCTTCGGTAAAAGCTGGGACTTGTCCTTCACGATTTGTCCATGGTGCATCAATCTGTCTCTTCTGCTGAAACTTTGCAGAAGATTTTGCTGATCTCAGAAACTTGCCAACACGATCTTGCTTGCGCTCGCCTTGAGTGTCCGCAGCACGGTCGATCCTTCTCTCAGTTTCATCAAGACGGCGAACGTCTACGTCATAAGCTTTCTCAGGATTTAAGTCACTAATACCACTACCTGAGCTGCCTATCGCCATTGACTTATATAACTTATAATTAACAGTATACTCCCAGCGAATAGATAAATGGACGGCTTCCTTAGTGCTTTTATGGAAGAGAATGATACTCTTCGTCAGCGCATGGTTGACATGAATGATATTGGCCAGCCCTTAGATAACGAAGCTAATGATGTACCTATGTATGACCAGTACAACACTGGTCTAGCAGTAACCCAGCAAGATATGTCAGATCGTGTTAACTTAGCTATAGATCCAAGAGCACAGCCAAGATGCGGAGTAACGGGAACAATACCTTCAGCCGAGGAAGGGATGATGCAGGGAGCAATGCCACAACCACGACAACTCTTGGTGGACATGGGGCAGCTCTCCCCAGAAGAGCAAGCAGTGGCAACGACCAACCAAAGGAAGCTAAAGGGTGGTTTAAACCGGTCGGGATCAGTGCTGCAGAATCTGGCGATTTAAGTCAAGAAGAATTTTCAGATTGTCCAGATGGTATTTGCCCTGTTCCATGGGCAAAGAAAGAGCCAGAAGAGAAAAGTTATCAAGAAACAGTCTGGGATACTTATCTTGAAAAGCATAGAGAAGCTGTCACAGATAATGTAAATCATCCTGAGCATTACACTTCAGGTGGAATCGAATGCATTGAAGCCATCGAAGCACAGCTAACACCAGAAGAATATCGTGGCTACCTTAAAGGCAATGTGGCTAAATATGTATGGAGAGAAAAATATAAGGGCAATAACGAATCGCTTCGTAAGGCGCAATGGTACTTATCGAGGTTAGTGTGCTTGCCTGACTAAGGATTAATTAAAGTAGACTAAAGCCACCTTTTTAATTCTTATGACAGTTACAACTAACGAGCACGGACAAACAAACGTCTTTGCCAAAGAACCAACAATGGAGGTAATTGCAGTGACCGAAAACCACAACACAAAAGCAGAACGCCTTAACGGTAGGCTTGCCATGCTGGGCGTAATTGCTGCAATTGGAGCTTATGCCGTTAGCGGCCAGCTAATTCCAGGTCTGTGGTGATTCCAATCCTGGTGATTCCATACCAGCCACCTCCTGCGTTACCTGTGAAGCTTTGCACAGAGGTAGCGTGGGAGATTATTCATACACCCGTTCTTAGTGCAGAGGACAAGAAAAAAGTATTAGGTAACTTAGCCCGACGTTGTGCTTTTAATTTAGGTCCAGGTGTGGTGCCACCAACTGGTTGGGAACCTTAATATTAAGAAGTAATTGCTTAACTACAATGGCACCACGAATGAAAGACTCCTCAGGTCCAGCTAAGAAACGTCCTGTGGCTAAAGCTCCTGCAGGAAGAAAAACAGGAGAATCTAAGTTACGCGAAGAAAACAAAAGACTTCGTGCTGAAGTCCGTGGTTTAAAGAAAGGAGCTGCTGGAGACGATAAGAAAGCTAGTGGCCCAAAAGAATCCATGAAGGATAAGATGGCTAGGCTCCGTGGAATGGTTGGAAAGAAAAAGAAGTAAGCCTAAAAAGGCTGGTAGTTGCTTTCGTCTTCATCATCGTCTTGCATCATGGTCAAGGCTAATTGCGTGAGTTCAAAATCAGTGGGAATATCGAATTCAATGTCGATATTCTCACCAGCCAGCATGTCTTTAATTGCTTGCGTTTCAATCAAACGCTTGTGGAACAAACAGAGTAGAGCAACTTGTAATTGATCCCAGGTCATCTCTTGAGAGTCTAGCTCTGCCTTCCTCATTGCCAGTTGTAAATGCAAAGGCATATCATATTCTTCATTTGTCTCGATGCTATTCATGCTCATTTTCCCTGTTTCTAATATTGTAATCTACAGATTAAAGATTGTGTCGTACTCAGATTGGGTGTATTCCACATACGGATCTGTATCAATTTCAAAATCATTTGCAAAACTAGAGAGAGCATAAGGATCTATCGCTTCTTGTAGCTTGCGAATGGCTCGGACCTGACCAGGGGAAGCTACATAATTCCTAAAGGCTTTTAAGAGAATGTCAGAGCCTATCCAGGAATCATCTAGTAAATCACTTAGGAAAAGCCTGACTTCTTTACGGCGGCGTTCCACAAGGCCGCCGATAACTTGATAATCGGAATCATAAATCCATTTGGTCATTTCTTTTGCAGCTTGACTGTATTCTTCATGTTCACAGCAATCAACTATGTTGCTATAGAGAAAAGATTCCCAGCCTACTGAATGCACAAAAGAAATTAAGGCATTTAACATTTGAAGATCTAAACCTAGATTTAAATCAATAATTTGAGTTGAAATAATTTTGACCTCAGCATTTAAGTATTCAAGAGCTTTTTCTTTAGTGCAGAGATGACCCTGACGGACTGGAGAGCCGTCAGGATAATAAGTTGTCCCATAACCTAGCATGTAGTTCTCTTCTCCTGTAGAGGGATCGCTACAGGCTTTTTCATGGAAACCCTCAAACGTTTTGATTAATTGAATCGCTTCGTTAAAGGGAACCATTTTATTAAGATAAGTTATCTAATAATAGCTTACTTTCCTTGTCCTCTTGGCTGCTTACGTCCATGATTAGCCTTGGAATGCTTACCATTACCTTGACGAGTTTTCTTTGGCTTGGCCTGGATGTAGTTACCGGAGTTGTTCATAGCTTGTAATTAGCTTTACAAATTATACTAGACAACGGTACTCAGGTGTTACCAGGCTTTACAACTCCAATAACCAGCAGTTAGTTTACTCTTTTTTTCATCACACTTGTGTCGTGCTCGAAAACTCTTACGTCTTGCAGGATCATTTTTTTTAATTTTCATATTCGCATCGCCAAACCGTATGATCTTTTCTTTTTTTCCCTCGCAGGCTTTTACCACTGATTTTTTGCCTCCTTGCACATCACGTCTTGGCTTATTACAAGCCATCTTGTCTTTATGTAACTTAGCTGCACTAGCTGCTTTCTTTGCTTTAGACATTTTATATTATTTAAAGAAATCCTTGTATCCATCAATTATAGAACGACCTGCATCACTAGCATAATCTTCATCTTCATTCTCATCTTCAAAAAGATTAAAATAATTGCTTGAACTTTCTGAAGAGTCGTCATCTGTTCTCTGGTCACTACCAAAGATATTGTTATCTTCTCCGAATAAACCACCTACTTCAGACAAGGCTTCAAAAGGATCTTCAGAAGTAAATTCTTTAAAATCAAAGTCACCGCTAATGCCACGTTGTAAAAATTCAATATCACTTCTATCTGCATCTGGCATAAATGTATCAAAAAATTCTTCCTCGTCACCTGTGTAGCCAGCATTTTGAAAGATCTTATAAAGCTCTGATGAGCTTTCGTCAGGGATATCTTTTTTATCTTCAGGTCGCTGGATGTAAGTAATACCTAATTCTTTCTGTGTTATTTTTTTGTTTTTTTCGTTTAAGAATTTAATTGATTCGCGAATCCGTTTAGCTGCGCCAGTTCGCACTGCTTCGATAATATACCCACGGACTTCATCAAGAGCAGCCGTATCATCTAGGCCATACATCTCCAAGATCTCTTTCCAGGCTTCTTTATTTTCCGTGGGGTCAACACCTCTGAGTAGCTCGTCAGCGAACTGTTCAGGCGTAACAAAATTCATAAACGTTGCACCATCAAGATCAAGACCTGCTTGGTCGAGCTCAGGTAGCACA